CATGACGGCCTTCAGGTCCTGGGTGATCTGAGCGTGGCCGATGAATGCGCCATAGCGCGTGCCACGTTCTTCGAGGGTGTTGTCGATGGTGCTCATGCCTTCTGCACCTCATTAATGTAGTCGAAGAACTCGACCAGGGCGTGGCGGTTCTTGAAGCGGAAGCCGTCTTTGCCGTCGTTACTCGACACGGCCTCGACGCCTTCGCCTTCCAGGAACAGGACGAACATGTCGTCGACACGCTCCATGCCCACGTTGATGTGGTTGCCCTTGCCTTCGACGACGGTCGGGCCGACTTCCATGTTCGCACCGCCTTCACGGCGGGCAATGTATGCGGGGCAGTTGCAGGCATCGGGGGCTGAACCTTCGCGCTCGGCTTCAGCACGCTTCAGTGCTTCCTGGATGAAGTCGCCCAGAGACTTCGCCGGGTTTGTGGGTTTGGCCTGCTCGGCCTTTTCTTTTTCAGTCATGTCTTCGCCTTGGTTTTCAAGAACAGGGCCTTGTGAATTGCGCTCACCGTCTGGGCCTGCTGATATGCGTCAGACAACGCGTTGTGCTTGACTCCCAAAGGCGGGACACGAATGTCCTTAGCTCCGGGCAAATTCTTGTAGGTGCGGAAGCAGCGAGAGTTCCAGAACTTCCACGGAATCTCAATGCCTTGCTGTGTGTACGCATGTGCCAGCATGGGCAGATCAAAGTCCGCGCCGTTGGACCACATCTCGTACTTGTCGGTGCCGATCCAGTCGCTGAACTCGACCAGGCCAGCGCCAAGGGTTTCCTTGGCTTCATGGAAGACCGCCTGTGCTGCGACGTCTTGCTTCATCCACCAGATCAGCGTGTCCTCGCTGATGCGTCGCTTCCACTCCAGGTTCGACTCGATAGAGATCGAACGGTAGAAGCCGTCGTTGTCGATCTCGCCGGTAGCGAGGTCAAACTTCACAGCGCCAATCGACAGAATAACTGCGTCGGCGGTAGTGCCTAAAGTTTCGAGATCACACATCACGTGCTTCATGCACAACTCCCTTGTTCGGTTAATTGACGATCTGCTTTAGAGCGCAGATCGGACGCGAATAGTACGAGGGGTTACGGATAAACCCTATAGCCCGTTCGGACTATTCGCGGCATCACTTACGCAGCGACGGGTTCGAGAGCGGCCAACTTGGCGTTGATCTTCTCGGTGCCCTTGGCGGCAGCAGCAGCAGCCTTCTCAGCCTTGGCGGCAGCCAGGGCGTGTGCCTTCTGGGCCACAGCCACGGCCTTGTCAGCTTCCTTCTTGGCAGCAGCCAGTGCCTTAGCGGCGCTGGCCACGGCTTCGTTGTGGGGCTTCAGAGCTTCCTTCTGGGCCTTCAGCAGGTCTTGCAGACCCTTCTTGGCGGTCTTGACTTCAGCGGGGGTGAGAGCGGGTTTCTTAGCCATTGAATTTCTCCTTGAGTTGGCTTGCATACGCAATTTCATTGAGCCGGACGGCCCGTGATATGAGTCGGTTTAGGACGGACTCTCTCCTTTGTGAGCCTGCCTCCAGTTGGAGACAGGCCAGCACTTCTTCCTCGGTCAACTTGTCCAGCACGGCGACGAGCGCGCCGTACGAACGAAGCGCCTCAGCGATCTTGTACTTGCTGACTCTGGTCATGTTTTAGCGGCGAGCGGGAGCTGCGCGACCCTTGGCACCCTTGGGCTTGGGGGTCTCGTAGCCGGACACGTCGGGTTCCTGATTCAGCAGGGCGCGAGCTTCTTCCTGGCGACCGAAGTGGACTTCCAGGTCTTCGTTGGGCTTCGCGTCGGTGAAGGTCAGCTTGGGGTAGTCTTCGCCATCGTCGAAGCCCACAGTGACCACAACACCCACGGGCGGCACTTGGAACGTGCGGCTGGTGCTCTGCACGAAGCCGTCGAAGCTCTTCAGGCCGGTGGGCGACACTTTCAGCAGGTAGATCGGTGCGTCGGCGTCGGAGCCGGGTTCCACCACAGCCAGCAGGCGGGTGTTGGAGCAGGCCTTGCCCTTGCCCTTGGAGCCGAAGGCGTTCATGGGGCAGCTGGCGCAGTCGTCGCACTGCTGCTGGGGGCTGTTACCCGAGGGAATCAGCTTGGTCGGGATGGTGCCGATGGCGAAGCATGCCGGAGGCACGATGTTATCCTTGTCGAAATCAGCTTCGTAGAACTCGTTGCGAGCCACGAAGTCGATCACGACCATCTCGACGGGGCCGTCGTCTTTACGGCCGTCAGGGAACGCGAACTTCTTGCCGGCGGTGCGGATGCTGATGCCGGAGGCGGGCGCAGTGCGCTCGTTCATGGCAGCAGCTTGAGCAGCCAGCTGAGCGCGGATGTCGACGACAGCGCCGCTAGTCTTTTTCAGAGCTACGGCGTTGGTGCCAGCCTTTGCAGACTTGGCGGGTGCAGCGGGCGCTGCCTTTTTTGCGGTGGCCATGTTGGCTCCTTAAGTTGTGGAACGGAGATTGATGCGCTTCTTGGTGAAGGGGACAACACCAGGAACTTTCTTCCCCTGCTCCAGCAACTCGCGGTAGCTGGGGTCGGAGACACGACGCTGGAGCAAGTGCCAGAACTTGTTCTTTGCGATGTAGGGGTAGAACGCGTCCCAGTCCTGCACGTCGGCAGTGACAGAGGACGTGATGGACACGGAGGCCTTGGTGCCGGTGGCCTTTTCCAGGCCTTCCTTGCCCAGGCGCTCCATGAGCTTTTCTTCGATCTCTTTGGCCTTTTCCTCGACCTCTTTGATCTGAGTTTCCAGGGCGCGCTTCTGTTCGCGGTAGCCCCAGAGCTGGTCGATGGTTGCGCCCACCGCGAGTTCGCGGACCTTGGGCATTGCGGTCTTTGTGGCTGTTGCCATACTTTTCTCCATAGGTGAATTATTACACAATCTTTGACAGATCTGAAAAAGATTTCAGACGACGTAGCTCAGGCCAGCACGACCTTCGTACTTGTTGCGCTCCTTAGGCACGCCGATCTCAGCAAGTTCTTTCTTGACTGCCCCACCTGTCAGGTAAGCAGTCTTGAGGAACACGTCATCGTTCTTCAGAGCCCAGGGGTTCTCCAGCAGCTGCTTGAACTGCGACTGCTCCAGCGGTCTGCCCTGATGAATGCGGTCACGAAGCATCAGTGCCAGCAGATGCTCATCGTCCCGGCGCGCGGTTCGGAATGGCGCATGTGCTTGCCGCAACCGCGTCACTGCGTCGCGGTACTCACGGAACGGGCCGAGGAGCTTCCTGATCTCAGCTGCGCGTTTCTTGTCCAGCACGTACCGTTCATGCCGGTGCACGAGGTCCGTGTCCACCATCCACTTTCCGTTCTTCGGCCGGAACTCCAGCACGCCCTTCTTGGGTACGTACCAGTTACCGTCTTGCTCGACGTACATGTCGCCTTTATGACTACGCGCGTTGATTCCGAGCGGCAGATAGCAGCTGGCGAAGTTGATCGTGCTTATGCTGTCGTAGAAACGGATCGTGATCAAGTCTTTGTACCAAGTCACCACATCAGTCCGGTGGTAACGAAAGTCAAAGACGCCATCCCGGTTACGCACGACCTTGGTGGTATCACGCTTGTTCTTCAAACCGCGCCAGCCGTCCAGAGAGGACAGCGGTGCATCCTCCCAGACCTTCTTCGCGGCTTCATACGTGTGAGCGTGGGGGATACCCCGTCCATCAAATGCAAACATTGACTTCTCCATGTAGGGTGGACTACTCGCTGCGTCGCCTTAAACGCCAGAGCGTTTAGGCTCTAACGTAGCGCATCCGCTTTCGTCCGTAAACTATTTGCCGGTAAGGTGTTTCCACGTCTTACCGTTCTTTATGTTTTGGACCGACGACTGAGTCAGCCCATAGGCGTTAGCAATGACGCGAGTCAGCCTTATGTCGTCGAGAATCGCCATCACTTGCTGTTCGTTGAGCTTGGCCGAAAGATTGGCCTCGCCCTTAGCACCGTATGCACGGCCTTTTTCTCGGAGGTCGCGCATGTTGTCTTGATGCGTGCCGAGTCGTAGATGCTCAGGATTCACGCACCCTGGGTTGTCGCACTTGTGCAGAACGTGCATGCCTCTCGGAATTGGCCCATTGTGCATAACCCATGACCCACGGTGAGCATTTTTCTCGCCGTGGGCGGTCCATATCCCATACCCGCAAGTTACTGTTGCCCCGATCCATAACCAGCAGTTGGTTATTGAGTCGACCTGGTAACGTTCGCGGAACGGTACTCCGCGCAAGTTCGCTGATTTAAGCGGGTCGCCATATTTCATAAACGCGCGGTAGTGTTTTTTACAGTACCCGCGACCGACCGACGGCTCGCCGCAAACAGAGCAGGGTGTACGCATGTGAACTCCTTTAATGTTCCTCTATTATATAGTAACGATTATTTACTATAGTTAGAGGCATGCCCTCCTTCGCATGCGAGCGGGATGTCGGGGCACCAGCTGGGCGCTGTGCTCATGACCTTGGTCATCAGCGCGAAGCACTGCTTGGCCTGAGCGGTCTTGGGCAGCGCCACAGCTTCGTCGTGTGTGGTCATGACGATGCGGTACTTCTTGCGAATCTGCAGCATCTGCCAGGCCACGATGATTCGCGCCAGGGCCTGCACGATGTTCTCGCACAGCAGCCCGCCGTAAATCTTCTTGCGCATGTCGCCGGACTTGTAGGACCACTCGTCCCAGCCCTTGTCACTGACGGCCTTGCGCAGCTCGGGGTACTTGAGCGACATGCCGTTAGGGAGCCAGATGGTCTCCTTCTCCCATGTGATCGGGCCATGACGACCGGACCGGCCAGCGGCCATGTCTTCGATGATCTTGGCACAGATGTCCCAGCCGCCTTTGATCTTGTGATTCGTTCGGCGGTACGTGTTCACGATCTGCACGCAGCGGTCCAGCTCGAAGAAGATCGGCGGGCCACCGAGGGCACCCTTGGCCAGGGTCATCTGGAACTTCGGTGCGCCCATCTGGAAACCAAGTCCGAGAACGCAGTTATGAACGATGACCGGGCCGTCATCAGACATGACTGTGAAACAATGGTTAGGCCCTGCGTTTGCGAGATCGTAAGTTTGCGTTGTCTGCTTCGAGATCACGAATGCGTTGTTCGAGGTCTTCGATTCGTCGCTTGTTTCCGGTGTTGACAGACTTAGTGGCGAATCTGACGTTGCCTGGGCAGTACCCGCTGTTGTTGTCGATTCGATCAAACTCAAGCTCAGGTACATCCCATCCAGGTAATGTCTGGACATACCGCAGAAACTCTGCTCCGTCGTTGCACCAGCCAGGATGAACTGCGATGCCGCGTCGCCCATAGTGCTTATACGAGGCATTGTTCGGGTTACTACAGCGCGCAATTGCTGATGACAAGCGGTTAAGCAGGCGAGTGCGATGCTCGTCATTCGGCATAGCATCCCTGTAGACCCAGTAGCGTTTTGCGCTTGCCGCAATTTTTGCGCAAGCGTTGCATCGCGTAGAGCGTCCTGCCTTAAGGCTGCTGACATAGACCATAGACTCGGCCCCGCAAGAGCACTGGCAGACAGGGCGATACCCCCACGGCTTGCCGTCTTTTGACGTGTAATGCTCCCACCGTACGACGGTAAGTTCGCCGAACTTAGTGCCGACCGGAAAAGGGAACGGTCGGTAAGGACCTCTTGCCACTCCAGCCACCCACGTTCCGTCAGGATTTCGTGGTCCGGCGTGGCGGATATTCCCCGGTATGACAGGGTCGTCCTCACTCCTTGCTTTACTAGCCCATCGTGCGTTACCCATGATTTTCCATCCCATAGCAAATCGTTAGATCGTATTTGGGGTATAGACTTAAGACCATGGTTTGTCAATACGATGGTGTCTGGTCCGAGGCAGACCTTGCCCACGAAGCGTTCGGTCTTGTCTTCCTTGGTGATCGGCCGGCCGTAGATCAGCGTGGCGAAGTTGCAGTAGGCGTCGCTACCGGTGCCAGCGTCAGCCGCACGGAACGCAGCCATGAGGTCATCCTGACCCCACAGCCAGCCGTTCACGCGGGCTTCGATCTGGCCGCTGTCCACCACGCACATCTGGTAGCCCTTGGGTGCCAGGATGGACAGGCGCAGCTCACCACCACGGGTGAGGTTCTGCATGTTCATCTTGTTGTTGCCGCCCCACCGGCCCGTGTGAGCGCGGTAGTAGGCATAGCCCACCGGCAGACTCATGCCGTTGGCACCAGCCTTCAGGAAGCGTTCTGCGCGCGTAATATTCGTCGTGCTTTTAACCGCAAGACGAGCATCGACCAGCGAGCGGATACGATCTTGCTTCGCCGAAATCTTAGGTATGTCCTTGACTTTGTTCGGGTCAAGCGCACCGCGCCAGAGGTCAATGTTCTCGGGGAGCGACGTGAACTCGGCGTCATCCTTTGCGAACGCGTACGACCATTTATCCTCTTCAGCGACAAGGGCCTTCTCCTCTTTGCTCAGCTTGATATACGCCTTGCTGGGCTTCATGGGCGGGTCGATGCCCTCGGCCCGCAGCAAGTCAGCGAACTTCTCGTTGGAGCCGATGACGCGCTTGATGATCAGCATGTCACGCTCCTCACCGGTCAGCGCGCGCTCAGCCGTAGTCTTGAGCACGGTTTTGTCGGCGTAGTAGGGCTTGGGGTCCAGCACTGCATAGAACTTGCGCTTGCGTTCGGCCACCTCGCGCTCGTACTCTTTCTGCACGCGCGGGATGTCCACCTTCAGCACCGGGTCGCAGAACATGCGGATGGTCATGTCCACCAGGTCCAGCTCGTCGGCAGGGAACTTGGCGTGCATCTCCTTGAAGATGGCGTGCGTCAGGTCCACGTCTTGGGCGCAGTAGGGCGTCACCGCCTTGACCAGCTTCTGATCCCAGTCGCCCACGCCCTTAGTGGTCTCCAGCACGCCGTCGAGCTTGGAGCCCTTGCCGTAGAACTGGGCCACCTCGTCCAGGCTCGCACCAATTTCATTGCTGTGCAGGCCACGGGCCATGCTCAGCGTGTCGTAGTACTGGAACGGGACGATCTTGTAGACGTGCGAGAGGATGAAGCCGTCGAAGGCCGTGTTGTGGCAGAGCAGGCTGTGCGTGGCCCAGTTAATGCTCTGCAACGCGGCCATGATGCGTAGCTGCCCGGTGTACACCTTGGTCGGTTTGTTGCCGATCTTGATGCCCACCATCTGTGCCTTGAAGCGCTTATCACGTACGTACTCAGACGTGCTGAGTTTGGACAGGGTGTAGTCGCTATCCCAATAGCTTTCGAAGTCAATAGTTACGAGGCGGTTCCAGTCAACGATCCCAGGCGTGATGTCCGGGCGGTTAATGATCACCTGTGCCTTGCGGCGTATTGCGTCTCCCCATCCCATCAGTTGTCCTCCGGCATGCGCGGGCAGGGTGCCCAGTGAGTCCAGTAGCGGGACTTGCCGTCCCACTGACTGTAGACAGCCACACCGCCAATACCCAGGAGCTGCAGCTTCACGCCGCGCGGTGTGTCAAGGCCGATCTTTTGCCAGTAGTAGTCTGTTGACACAGCGACCGTCTGGTCCTTGTTGAGGGTGTGGCTCATGCGAACGCCCTTGCACCGGCGAGGCGGAATGCTTCAACCGACACGCGCACGTCGAAGCCGTCCCAGTTATGAACTTTCACGATAGCTTCCTGAGCACGACCGGTGTAGTTGGCCATGTGGTCGCCTTGAATCAGAACGAGTTTCATACGATCTCCGTTAGAGTAAAGAGAATAGGTCGAGTAGATTGCTCATGCGGGCATTCTTCTCATTCAAGATGTCCCACACCAGCTCTTCGCGCGTGTCTTTGGCCGTGACCACGATGTTCTCGGTCTTCTGCGTCTGACCCATGCGGGCCTGACGCTTGGAGCCTTGCTTGAACACCTCCAGGTCATAGGTCGGGCCAGACCAGATGGTGGCCGTGCCCTTGGTCAGCGTGAGGCCGTGCGCTGCGCTCTTGGGGTGAGCGAACAGGGTCTGGTAGGCACCGGCCTGGTAGCACTTCACGATGGCCTCGCGCTCAGAGTCCTTCACGCTGCCGTCGATCAGAGCGAACGTGACGCCGCGCTTTTCAGCCTCGGCAATCAGGAGGTCGCGTTGGTGCTTCCAATAGAAGAAGCACAGGCTGTGCTTGCGCGCTTCGATCAGGTCCAAGATCATCTCGTAGCGGCCAGTGTCGATCAGGTGGTACTTGTTCTCGGACTCGTACACAGCGCCCGAGGCAACCTGGAGCAGCTTCTGGGCCAGGACACCGGCGTGCTGGGCAGTGATAGCTGCCTTGGGCATTAGCTTTTTGCTGCGCACGCGGGCCGTAGCGCGCTCTTCCATGGTGCCGTAAATCTGCAACATGCAGGTCTCCAGCATCTCGTCGTATGCCTTGCGATGCGCGCGGCCCAGTTCGTAAGGGATGCTGTACTGATGGGTCTCAGGGATGTCCACACAGTCCTCGAACTTGTGCCGGATGGTGATGTCGCTGAGCAGGCCGAACACGGCTTCCTCGGCGCCACCCTTGTCCGACCAGTTGATGGCGTTGGCGTTCATACCGACCTGCTTAGGCGTACACACTGTGTTGCGGAACGCATAGAAGCTCGGGCCGAGACGCTTGCCGCCGTCCAGGAGCAGTACCTGATGCCAGACATCCGTGATGCTGTTGCTGTTGGGCGTGCCCGTCATGCAGCAGCGGTAGTGGAAGAACTTGCTGATCTTGGCGGCAGCACGTGAGCGCTGGGAAGCGTGGTGCTTGTAGGCGGTGGACTCGTCCACGACCAATTCGGAGAAGCGCGCGAAGAAGCCCTTAGGCTGCTTGGCGAGCCACTTCACCGCGTCGATGTTGGTGACGTAGACATCAGCGTCCTGCTTGAACACTTCTTCGTGTTTGCCTGCCGTGCTTACTGCCACCGTGAGCTGGGGTGCGAACTTCTTGATGTCGTTGAGCCATACCGACCTCAGCAGTGATTTCGGCGCGAGTACTAGCATAGAGCGCCCAGGCGTCGTAGAAGTCGTCGTGGTTCGTTTTGTACCGCGACGACTCGTCCCGGACGATGCGGCCCGTAGTCGTGTCGCAAACGCCATGATCCGCACATACGTCTTGCCCGTCCCAGGGTCGCTGCAGTCGAAGACTATGTCGGTCTTCTCATTGTGCTTGAGCGACTTGACCTGATGCGCGAAGGGCTTGATTACGGCGGGCGTTGATTTCGTTTTTTTGACCTGCTTCGTAGTACCGCGCAAGGCTGAGTGCGGAGAGGCTAATGCGACCACGGAGTCGTTCCTTTACTTGATGTTTGAGAATTCGTTCGCCCCACTTCTTGAGCAGGTAGCGCTCGTGTGAGCGCCGCTGAGATGCGTTCATCTAGACTCCCACAGTGCAGTGCTCAGTGTTCTTGTACGGGCACCACCTGCAACTAAATTTGTTAGCATTGGTCGGAAAGTCATCACACTCGGTGATCGACATTCCCTGGTTGTGAAAGTTTTGTTTGAAGCGCAATGCTTGGCTACGTGTGAACTGACGTTCAACGATCTCGCCATGGTCGATGTACCAGTCAGCTACGGTCACGTGTTCGAGTTGGGGGTAGCGCAGGAACGTCGAGACTGCGTAGAGTTGAAGCTGCTGCGCGTGGACGATTTCATTCCCGTAGATACGTCCAGTTTTGAAGTCGATCAGACTCGCGTGAGTCTTCGACCAGTGGACGAGTGCATCCACCTTCATACGCACCCAGCCAGACTTCCAGGGGGCGACATCCCAACCCTTGTCGAAGGCCCACTCCTCTTCCATTTCGACCATGCCATCGGCATACATCGAGCGCAACAAATCCATGTGCATACTAAAGTGCTTCTCAGCCTCTGGGCAGAGTGCATCATGCTCATTGCGGACGTAAGCCTCAGCGTTCTCATGCACTCGGGTGCCACGGTCATTGCCGTGCTCGGTCTTACCAGGAGGCAGAGGGCGTTCAGGCTCTGGTATCTTGTTAATGTGCTTCAGCATGAACATGCGTTTGCACTTCGAAAAATCCTGGAGTTTCGAGAACGACCAGCTGCTGGTTTTGACTTGAGTGGTCATGTTGGTGTGGTAGGGTGGTAAATACGTTTGGCTGCGAGGTACGCTTCATGCGCTACTTGCGGGCTGTTAAACCGGCCAAGAAAGTGGTGTTTGCGCTGAGCGACGATTTGAGCCACCCACTGGCAAGTACGTGCTTCAAAACTAACGCCTTGGTAACCAGTGGTATTGCGACTAGGAATTCCACGGTTGTGCTGATTCATAGAAGGCGTCGCATCGCGCAAGTTCTTAATCCTGTTGTCCGCCTTCACACGGTTCTTGTGATCAACCTCATATGTCGGCCAGACGCCATGGACGTAGAACCAAGCAAGGCGGTGTGCCAGATAGCGTTTGCGGTCAATGCCAATACGGAGATAGCCATTTGCCATGACATCACCGACTTCATGACCACGAACTGCGGTCGCCCTCCGGCGCTTAAAGATGCCCGTCAGTGGGTCGTAATCTAAAACAGACTTAAGACGTTCGTGCGTTAGAATCTGACTGCTCATGGCGCTTGTTCCCCTCTGACAAGTGGTGTGTGAAGTGGTGCTCGGGAGGTTCCCGCCTTCCGAGCATTGCGCCATTCTACACTCGATCTAATTTAGAGTTTCGATCTTATATCATTCGCAAGATCGACGGAATACTGAGAGTCAATAGAGCGGGTGACTCTGGCCAAATCATAAGGACCGTCACCGAAGTATTTGGTATCAATGTCGGTGTCATCCTCACCAATGCGGATGAACGCACCAGACATTCGCATCCCTGATACTTCGTTGTCGCTAGGCCAGTCACTGAAGTGTGACCACAGTTTGTTGATGCGATCCACGTCTTCATAGCCGCCGTACCACTTCCAGTCCTCAGCGGTAAAGCAGATCGTGACGTACACCTTACTACGGGTGATGGACATGTGCTCTTCGCACGGGTCCTTACCAATCCCGGTCCAAGGGTTCGTCAGTCGAAACGCGCCCCAGGCGGTGAGGACTTCTTCCTCTACGCCCTGGACGACCATGTGTACGTCGCTGCGGTATCCCATATCAAATCCTTATCCGCACGTGCTCACCCCACGGCGGGACCACGTTGGTTGTCATACACCAGAGCACCGGGTAGTCGGGCTGCTCAGAGGGGAAGGGGCCGTAGCCGTCGGTCAAGTAGATGAACGCGGCGGGCTTGTGGTCATGATCTTCGAGCCACTGGAACGGCGGGTGGAAGTCGGTGCCACCGCCACCATGCGGCTTGAACTCGGGCAGGCCACCGCCTTGCTCAATCTCGTCCACGTGCGCCACACGGGAGTCGCAGTAGATGTTGATCAGCTTCTCGGGGTGGGTGCTCTCGAACGCGGCAGTGATCTCGCTGCCAAACGCGGCCAGGGTAGGGCCGTCGATGGAGCCGGAGGTGTCGATGCCGGTGGCCAGCAGGCCCATGCTCTCACTATGCAGCGCAGGTAGGCAGTAGCCGTAGGGCACGTACTTCTTGTTCAGACGGGACCAGCTGTAGTCGTTGCGGCTGATCTCGGTGATGAAGCGCTGCAGCACCTGTTGCCAGGGCACCTGAGGCTCCTCGTTGATCTCGACGAAGCGCTCCATGCCCTTGGGCATCTTGCCCATAACCTTGGCACCGGCCACGGCTTGTTGGACGTTGATCTCCCACTCCATGTCCATCTCGACGGTCTCACCCGCCGATTCGCTGGCGTCCACCACCTGGTCGAACTGTTCCAACTTCTCGGACTGCTCCATATCCTGCATGAGCAGATCGTAGATGTGCTCGGTGGACATGTCCTTGTACTTGGCGTCATAGAGCCAGTTCTGGCCAAGCTTGAAGCCAGCTTCCTTGATGACCAGGTTGATCATGTAGTCACCGGCAAAGTTCCAAACCTTCGGGTTACGGCCGTGGCGACGCGTGGTGTGGTTCGAGACGCAGTGCATGATCTCGTGGACGAACGCAGACTGGGCCAGGTCCTTGGGCAAGGTCAGCACGAAGTCCGGGTTGTAGAAGATGTGCTTGCCGTCCACGCACAGCGTCGGAATCTTGGTGTTCTCCACCAGCTTCAGGTGCATGGCCAAGCGGCCAAAGAAGTAGTGATCCAGCAGCAGCGCCACGCGAGCGGCGATGAGGTGGTCAAGCGCTTTCTTGTTCATCTTCATATCCCTTTAGTTCGTCTTCGAGCATGTCGTTCGCAATTAGAGCTTCGAGCACTTGCTCGTCGTCAGAAAGGTAGTCGTTTTCTTCTTCGAGCTTGATGTACAAGTCGTCAGCATGGCCTTTTATTTCTTTTTTAAGGTTTTCGAAGAACTCCTCCATGACAGAGTCAAATTCGTCGCGGACTTGTTGCTGTGCTGCCTGCCTCAAAGCCGGTGCGTCGTCATCGACATCAGGCAAGTCATATTCGAAGTCAAACTTCATCGAGCTGGAGTGGCAGTAGTGCCCTTTCGAACTCCACACGATGTGGCAGTCTAGGTCTGACTTGTATCGGGCATACATCTCTTGCGCTGCTGGAATTTTTTCCATACGGCAAAGAAGATCAGAACAATACATACGACCGGCGAATGATGCGCCGTCGCCCTGGCTGCTAAAGCCGGAAAAGCTAATGTCCGGCTCTTCCCATATGTGGCCTTTGGCCGTACGTTGCGTCCGGGTGTCGATGTGTATTCCGAGCGCCTGCATATCCAACACAAAATCTGTATAGATGCCGTCCCACCAGTCGTCACAGAGGTTGACATCCCGGTACTTGTCGAGGATCGTTTGCTGGTCGAAACTGCTCAGGGCTTCGAAGCGTTCTCTAAGTTCCACGGAGCCTCCTCAGTGCAATAGATTCCTCTACCCAGGCTTGCGCCTCTTCGGCAGTCAGGAAGAACATGGTCTGGTCTTGGAGCAAGTTGCTGCCTTTAACCCTGCGAGTTCGCAACGTGTCATACCCGTTGCGGTTCAGCGACTTCAGGTACTGACCGACGAACTCGCGTGCGTAGTAGCAGTAAGCACTGACGCCATCGGCACTAGGCTTCCAGGTCAGCTCGGACATACTGCCAAGATCGCCTGGGCCTCAGACAGCACACGTGCGCGTGTCGTCGCCGAGTTGCGCAGCTTCTGCGGGTCGACGATCAGGCCCGCGACGATACGGTCACAGACGTGCTGCATGTTCGGGTCGTCGTTGATGTTTAGGCCGGGCAGGAGTCGGCTCAGGTCTTCGAGGTTTTCGATAAGCGAGTCGTGAATCACAGTCTTTTTAGCGCTGAGCCGATCAACGACACGACTAAGGCCTTCCCGAATTCGTACCCAGGCTGATTCAATCGCGGCTTTCTGTCGTTTAACCACTCGGTCAGTAAGCTCCTGAGAAATCCGTGCGCGTTCTGCGTCACCCACGTCCACACGAAAATCGCTTCCGTCGGGCACAGGCATGATGTCCAGCTCCACGTCGAACTTGCCGTACAGCTCAGAAGCTTCCGGGTAGTCGTCGGGCTGGAACATCGTGCCCAGGCGGCGACGGGCCTCCTGTACGAGTGTGGGGTATTCCTGGGCGAACTTGGAGACCAGGTTCGCGTACTCCTGCTTCATACGGCGCATCTCGGCGCTATAGTCGCGGAACAGCGTGGAGGGGAGCAGCCGCGCACCGTTGTCCATCCACGGCAAGGTCATCTTGTAGTGGTAGTTGCGGATGCTGGTCGCATACTGGGTCAGCGGGTCCAGGTACTGCTTGTCGATTAGGTCTTTGTTGTAGCGGCCTGCGTCACGTGCATTGTGCGCAGCCTCCACTTCCCTAGAGACCTTCTTGTCTTGCTTGCGTGCTGTCCAACAGCTCACAGAGAGCGTGATCAGCATCGCCTTATCTTGAAGTGCCATTGTTTCCTCTCAATCGCAGAATCGCGAACTCAGTTTGAAATTCGTCGAGTCGTTCACGTATGTAGTCAGCACTCTCGCCGGGATCGTTGCGATGGTCCCAGTACCACTGATACCAGGCGCGCTCTACACCAGCTACATACATGTCCATCACTTTGCTCACCGCAGCGGCGTGCCAAGACTGGAACTCACTTGGATGGAGGTAGTTCACCACGAATCCTCATCAAGGCGATCTTCTCGACCATCCACTCCATGCGCTCCGTGCTGATGCGTAAGCCCCTCAGCGCGCCGTTGTAGTGGATACGGTAGCTATCGACTAGACTGCCGTACCGAGCGTTGCCAATGTTGAAATGCTTCTTGTACTCAAGCAGCGCTCGCATTGGCAGCTCGTCAGGGTCAATCCAGTCAGCCCTTGCGTAATCACGCAGGGACACAGCTACTAGACCAGCAAAGAGCGGTTCTCACGAATCCAGCTCGTAAACGCTTTGGTCTCGCTGATCGCTTCATCGCGGCGGTCAGCCTGGGTGACGTACACCACCTCGAAGTCCTTGGACATGCGGCCCACGTACTTCAGGTAGGCCGGGAACGTCTCGGGCGTAGTGCGTGCTTCCAGGCCAGCCAGGACGGCATAGCGCGTGCTGGGCGACTCGGGCACCATCACGCCTTCGGGGTCGCTGGCGATCTTGTCCAGGTCAGGCATGTGTGCGCGATCACGTGCAAAGCCCACTAGCTTGGTCGCCACGCCTTCGCCGATGGTGCCTTGCAGCAGCGGCAGCATCACCTCGGGGCGCAGCTTGCTGTTGATGACCTTGTCGGCCACGGCCCAGGTACGGGGCGTGTGGAAGGCGCGGGCACCGGGCTCAATCTTCTCGACGACCAGGTCACCGGGCTGCATGCGAATGTAGCCACGGGTGGTCTCGCTCAGGCCCTTGTCCAGCGCCCAGTTGTTCCAGTCTTCGTGGTCCACCGTGTAATCCAGGTGGATGAAGCGGTTGCACAGCGCGGCGGGCATGGCATGCACCACGGAGCGGTCTGTGGAGCGGTTGCCAGCGGCCAGAACGGTCCAGCCAGGGGGTAGCACGTAGTCACCGATGCGGCGGTCCAGGATGAGCTGGTAAGCCCCTGCTTGGACCGAGTTGGGGGCAGCGTTGATCTCGTCCAGGAACAGGATGCCGTTGCCCTTGGTGGGCAGCTGGGCCATAGGGAAGAAGGCCATGGTCTTGGTGGCCGTGTCGGGCATGGGGAAGCCCTTGAGGTCAGTCGGGTCGCAGTTCGACAGACGGATGTCCACGAAGGCGAAGTAGTCCTTCTTGGCCTTGATCTTGGAGTTGATGCGGTCCACAGTGGCGCGGACCACGTCGGACTTGCCGACGCCGGGAGGACCCCAGATCATGGTCGGCTGCTGGATGCTCACGACGTATTCGAGAGCTTCGATGAGGAGAGAAGGCTTCATGTTGTCCACCTAAAAAAGAATTAAGGATATTTGCGCGGCCACAGGGGCAGCGTGATCTTTTCAGCCCCGAAGAGTTCGAGGTATGTGTTGGGGTAGACCTGGTTACCCGGCGCGACGTACATTCCTTTATTGCAGTAGTGCGGCACGAGCAGCAGGCCAAGCAGCAGATATGCAGTCTGTGGGGCCAGCTCGTGGGGAACGTTGTAACTAGCCACGGTAGGCGTGGTGGTCAGGTCCATAGGTGACGCAGAATTTCTCTGCGCCCAGCTCGTTGCGCTTCGCCTTGGCGTCGGGCTTAGAGGGGAAGAACAGGTCGGGGAGGATGCGACCAGTGGAGAGGTCGCGCAATGCGAACAGGCGAGGTTTCATGGTGTTCCGCTTCTACTGAAGTTGTTGCTGGATCGAAAAAGATTATAGATTACTTCAGCATTTGTCTCCTCGGGATTTAATGTGTTTATTTCCGTCGTTGCGGTAGTAAACGTGCTCCTTATTGGGCTCGTACTTACCCTTGAGTTTGTTCACCAGCACACCTGGGGTGGTCTGGACGGGGAGTTTGATTGGCTTGGGTTTCACTTGTTCATCTCCTCAACCCACAGGTTGTTGACGGACATGCACTGCATCACATCGTCGATGTGCATGGGTGCCATCCACTTCGTAGCGTCCACGCCCACGTCCAGGCGGTTCTTGGCCTTGTTGGACATGCCGTGGCTGTGGCCATGGAGGTGATAGCGGTACTCACGCCGCCAGCTCTCCAGCGGGTAGTGACACAGCACGAAGCGACGCTCCTGGTCGACCTTGAGGTAGGTCAGCTCGGGTAGCACTTCGTAGAAGAGGTGCATGACCTTCTTGGCGCGTCCCAGGTCGTGATTGCCTGGCACCAGGATGATCTTGCCCTTGAGACGTTCGATCAGCTCATAGTTGCTGAAGGCCACGTCGCCTAGATGGTAAACGGTATCATTGAACTTGACCGTTTTGTTCCAGTTGTCGATCATCACCTCATTCATGTGCTCAACTGATGCGAACGGACGCTGGCAATATTGGATGATGTTGTTGTGACCGAAGTGCGTGTCGGATATGAAGAAGATGCTCACGTTGCTCCCCCTTCGCGTGCTGTGATAGCGGCGTCGATGGCTTGGTCAAGTGCGTCCATGCGGTACGTGGTAAACGGCTTGAACCGATCCCCGTACCATTCGTAGCGAACCTGCCATCCGGCACTGCTTTGCAGTGTTGCGGCAGGCGGATGACTTGGGGTAGCGCCACATGCCTCTCGCAGCCACCGATACCTTGCAGCATCCCGCCCCGACTCCTGCACGGCGGTGGCTAGGGTGGCTAGAGTGGCTAGAGTGGCTAGGGCTTCTTCGCGTTCTTCGTAGTTGGCAGTGCGCCAGCACCCTGCAAGTTGCATGATCTTGCTCATTCAGTACCCCCATAATCTGCTGCCACTGCAGCTAAAAATGCACTAACAATAATGACAAACGTTGTGATAAGAAACTTAGTGTCTGGCATCCACGTTGTGT